CCAACTGATCGACAACAGTCTACTGCCAGCGGCATCTACGGGTCTACGACTGCTGAAGTCTAAGAACCCCGTGGCCCGCATGATGGCGGCTGAACTTCTGGAAGATGCGTCTGGTGTAGCTGGTAAGCGGCGCAGCACGGCGGCTATCAGCAAGTACACGCATGAGCGGGCCTTCATGGGCAACGCTTTGCCTGAGTACACCCGAGCCTACGAGCTTTGGCGCAAGGGCCAAGGTGGTAGCGTATTCAGTGAGCTTACGTCTAAGAACTTCAAAGAGCGCTTCGACCGCCTGATCGCTGAAGAGATTGAGTACCGCCGAGTGCATGGCACAGGGGTGACGCAAGACCCCTCGGTAAAGGCAGCAGCCGACACCTTTGAGCGTGCCTATGATCGCATCCGTGTGGCACAGCAGCAGAACAAGACACTGGGCTGGCAGGCTCTGCCGACAACTAGCAAAGGCTACATGCCACACAAGATCAGCCCGAACAAGTGGATGACCTTGAGCAATAGTCAGCGCCAAGTAGTGCAGGATGCCCTGAGTGAGCAGTTCGTCAACATCAGCGGCTGGGATGCCGAGTTCTCCAAGAACCTTGCAGCACGGTACGTAGCCCGTGTCCAGGCCCGCGCAACAGGAGGTCACGATAGCCCGATTGGTGGAGCAAGCGCAGGTAGCGCTGAGATTATCGAGGACGCTATGTTGTCCATGGGTATGAACCCTGCTGAAGTTCGCAAGAACATGCAGAAGTTCAACCGTGGTGCAGCAGGCTGGACGAAGGGTAGGCTCGACCTAGACCTGAACCGCATCTACACAGTAGACGGCCAAGAGTTCAAGCTGCTGGATGTCTTTGACACCGACCAGACTGCGTTGCTCCGCTCTCAGGCTGGGCGTGCCAGCGGTGAAGTTGCATTGGCACGCCATGGCGTCTATGGTCGCCCACACATGGACTTGATTCGTAGGGCCATGTCTGGCTTTGGGGACGATGGCGCACGCGCTACTACCGCAGAGCTTGAGGCTTTTGACCAAGTGGCAGCAGAGTTCATCAATGCACCCTTTGGTACGGCTGAGCCTAAGTGGATGGAGAATGCACGGGTGCTGAACAGTGTCGTCCGCCTTGGCGGTATCGTTTTCAACCAGTTCGCTGAGTTCGCCAACGCTGTGACCCACGTAGGTGCTGTTCGCACGCTTAGCGGGATAGCCAGCATGGGCCGGATGCGCTCTGAGATTAAGGCGCTGGTTCGCGGCGAAGCTGTGGACAATCCCTTGATCGGCAGCATCGAGAAGCTGGGCGGGGCTGAGTTCGGCACTGATGCTTACCGCATCGTTATGCCGTTCGATGTGCCTGACCATGCGTACCCGACCTACGGTCAAGACACTGTGACCAAGTTCGACAAGCTGGTGCGTGGCGCGAGTTACGCGCAGGCTAAGCTGTCCCTGTGGCGTACCGTTCACTCGGTTCAGCAGCGGGCTATGGCTGAGCAGATCGTCGCTAAGATCGGGCGCTACGTCCGTGACGGCAAAGACGATGTGGCCTTGCAGCAGTTCGGCATCACACCTGAGATTCAAGCAGCTATCCGCAAGGATGGCGTAGCTAGGTTCGATGGTGACTCGCTGGTAGAGTTCGACGTTACCAAGCTGGAAGACCCGGCTTTGCGGGAAGCGCTGATTCAGGCGGTACACCGGGGAGTGAGCCAGATCATCCAAGGTACGTTCATTGGGGAGACTGGCAAGTGGGCGCACAACGGCTACCTCAAGATGCTGGTGCAGTTCCGCACCTTCTCGCTAACCGCGATGGAGAAGCAATGGGCACGGCAGCGTAATAGCCGTGGTACGGCGCAAACTCTTGGCATCATGCTTGCCAGCATGGTAGCGGTTGCACCTGTGTATATGGCGCGAGTCTACTCACAGTCGATTGGCCGTGAGGATCAGGAAGAGTTCATTGAAGAACGCTTGAAGCCGGAGCTTATTGCTCGACAGACCCTGAACTACATTGCCCTCAGCGGGCTGGCGGGGGACTTCCTAGACGCAGCGGCTGCGCTAGCGCCTGACGACCTTGGCATCCGTATGACCGGGGGCCGTGCAGGTAGCGATTCACAATTTGTGGGCAACTTAATTGCCCCAGCAGTAGGCTTAGTCGATGATGTTTGGTCGGCGCTGCAAAACCTTGACGATCCTCAGAAGGCTCTCAAGGTGTTACCGGGTAGTCGTTTGCCCTACGTCATTCCGGCAATCAACGCCTTAGACGAGTAAACCAGTACCCTTATCACGAACCCCACCCTAACCCGGTGGGGTCTTTTGTTTAATCATTGGGGGCCACATGGCTACACCTAAAGAGCAGTTACTGAGCCGGTCTGTGTTCGACACAGACGGAGTTTCGACTGTTTGGGATTTCGCCTTCTCAGGTGGATACCTCGACAAAACCCACGTTAAAGCTTACATTGAGACTCCCACTGGCGGGCGTACTCCTGTGGCGTTTGACCCGAACACTGCGTTGATCGGAGAGTTCCAGCTTGAGCTTACCCCGCCTTTGGCGGACGGCAACGAGCTTGTGATCTACCGCGATACGCCGAAGAACCTACCGTTGGTAGACTTCACCGACGAATCCGGTTTTAGCGAAATCGCTCTTGACACCAACGCCAAACAGGCAGTGTTCATTGCGGCTGAGGCTATCGACACCGTAAACGCGCTAAACGTAGCTGCTGCTGTGGCGTCCGCTGAGGCTGCTGCTGCTAGCGCGGCTATTGCTAGCGCCGCTGTAGCCGATATTAGCGCTGACGTTGCTGCGGCAGAAGCCTCACGTATCGCCGCCGAAGCTGCTGAGGTTGCTGCTGAAGCTGCGGCTGCTGGCATTAACCCTGCTAGCTTTGTGCAAACCACTGGCGACCAGACCATTGGCGGGACAAAGACTTTTAGCTCCCCGGTTACGGCCAGCATCACAGGGCAAGCTGGTACTGTAGCCTCTCTGGGGTTAACGGCTGACACTACAGGCCGTGCTAGGATGGCTGACCGCTTTGTTAACTTTGCAAAGATTGTCGCCATTAACACCGCTAGGCTGCTCGGTCGCACAACCGCAGGTTCCGGGGATGTTGAAGAAATAAGCATTGGCGCTGGACTTACCCTTACTGGTGGTGTGCTGGCGGCTTCTGCGTCCGCACCCCCTGCCGCTTCTGAAACGGTAGCAGGAGTGGTAGAACTTGCCACCAACGCCGAAACCACCACAGGCACAGACACGGTTCGTGCCGTACACCCAGCGGGGGCTAAGGCTGCGATTGACTCTCGCCTATCCAGCACTACCCCCGCTGCCCCTGGTACTGCCGCTGTAGGAACCAGCACTAACTTTGCTAGGGCAGACCACGTTCACGCTGTTCCAAGCTCTACGCAAGTTGGCTCTGCTAACGCTGGTTTAGCTATCGGTGCCATCGGTTCTTACCTTTCCGATAACACAGGTGCGACTTATACTTGGAGTGGGGCGGCTGCTCCTGGTGCGACAGCGACTATCAGCGGGGCTGCTGGGACTTGGAGGAACATGAGCAGGGCCGTAACAAACGCGAACCCGGTTGACCTGGCTTTGAGGGTTTCTTGATATGAACGTTACTGTTAATTCCGCTGCTAATCCACGCTGGGCTAACGACGCACAGACTGCCGTACTGCTGGAATGCACTTTTGAGCACCTTGGCAACGAGGTTGTGCCTTTCGCCGCAGTCAACGGGGATTGTGAGCAGCATGGGCAAGACCTTTTCGACCGTGCTATGGCTGGCGAGTTTGGCCCCATCGCGGCCTACACTGCCCCTGCACGGAACATCCACGCGGAGATTCGTGCATTGGAGCTTGCTGAGCTTTTGCCAAGGGCTGCCCGTGACTCCCTCTTGGCTATTGCTGAGAAAGAGGCAGCATCCGTTGGCGTGACGCCCGCCCAGCTTGAGGCCCTCAATCCAGGCTACCGCAAGGTCAAGGCCCTGCATAAGCAGATCGCTGACTTGAGGGCGCTGCTGTGATCTGGCTTGCCCTTCAACTCTTTGGCTTGCCGTTGCTGCTAGCCGCCCTTTACCCGCTGGCTATCCAGTACGAACGGGGCGGCTGGTGGAAAGTCCTGCTACCGTTCTACATAGTCGCTGGCGCTCTGTCAGCGTATCTTAACTGGACAACTTTAGCACTGCTGTTCTGGGACTGTCCCACGCGTTCAGAGAAAACCTTTAGCCAGCGCCTTTGGCGACTGTGCCAAGACCAAGGTTGGAGGGGTTCTGTTGCTAGGCCCATCACGGCTTACCTGGACTACTTCGATCATTCACCACCCCCACGTGAAACCTTGACATTATGAACCACGACACAGCCCATGAGGCTTTGCGCCTATCTCCTCCAATCACTGTGGCGGGCCTGTCGCTTTACGGTATCAGCTTGCAAGATTGGGTGCTTATCGCAACGTTGCTCTACACCGTTGCCTCCCTGTACTTCCTGTTGCGAGACAAGCTGTACCGTCCTTGGAAGGAAAAGCGAAATGGCAGCAAACAGTAAGAAGCTGGGCGACCTGCATGAAGCAGTAGCCGAAGCCCTGGCCGAACAGGTCAAGGGCTACGAAGAGCCTGTGCTTAACGCCGAGGGCGAAGCCGTTGGCACGAAGATCGTGCGCCCTGGCCCCGCGCTGTTGGGCGCTGCCATCAGCTTCTTGAAGAACAACAACATCACCGCTGACCCAGAAGAGAACGAGAAGCTTCGTGACCTTAGCAAAGCCTTGCAGGCACGGCGCGAGAAGCGCTTGCCAGCATCGGGCCTTGAAGAGGCAGCGCAGCTTTACGCCGAGTCCGTTGGTCGCGGCAGCTTGATGCAATGAAGGCACGCGAAGGCCCAGAGTTAGCCCAGAGCCGCTGGGATCAGCTAAGCCTTCTCCAATCGCACTACAAGCAGTTCATCCCGTTTTTGCATGACGTAATGGCCGAGCTTGGCTGGGGCACCACTGAGATACAAGAGGACATCGCTGGCTTTATTGCCTACGGCCCTCAGTATCTCATGGTACAAGCCCAGCGTGGGCAGGCCAAGACTACCATCGCCGCAGCTTACGCTGTGTGGTTCCTGATTCATAGCCCTAGCGGGCGCGTGCTTCTGGTATCCGCTGGTGGCGATCAAGCAACCGATGTGTCCACACTGATCGTGCGGATCATCATGAACATGGATGTGCTTGAGTGTATGCGGCCAGACAAAGCAGCAGGGGATAGAACCTCTGTTGAAGGCTTTGACATTCACCATAGCCTTAAGGGTATCGACAAGTCTGCTAGCGTTGACTGTATCGGCATTGATGCCAACTTGCAGGGCCGACGCGCTGACTTGCTGATCCCTGATGACATTGAATCGAGCAAGAACTCAGCTACTCCCGGTCAACGGGCTAAGCTGCTGCACCTGACCAAGGACTTTACCTCGATCAACCAGAGCGGGCGTATCATCTGGTTAGGCACTCCACAAACCATGGAGTCCATATACAACAGCTTGCCAGCACGGGGCGTGGTTGTGCGTATCTGGCCGGGTCGCTATCCGACACAGAAGCAGATGGAGCACTACGGTCAACATCTGGCTCCCCTTATCACCCAACGCATTGCCCGCAACCCTAGCCTTCAAGCTGGCGGCGGTTTGCTGGGCGACCAGGGTAGGCCGATTGACCCACGCCTGATGGGCGAGGAAGCGCTGCAAAAGAAAGAGCGCGATCAGGGCATGGCGTACTTCCAGCTTCAGCACATGCTGAATACGTCCATGATGGACAGCTTGAAGTACCCGCTCAAGACTGAGCAGATCGTTGTGCTGAACGCGGCAGGGGGCTTGTTCCCATTGTCGGTAGTTCGCGGCATGACGGGCGATAAGCTCAAAGACTTCTCGGTGCATGAGTTCGGCTTTAAGCTGGCACAGCCCCATAGCATTAGTGAACAGGTGTCGAAGCTGCAAAGCATCGTGGCCTACATTGATCCTGCTGGTGGCGGTGCTAATGCCGACGAAACAGGCTACTGTATAGCGGGGTTCCTTAACGGGAACGTCTTTCTACTCGGCGTTGGGGGTGTACCCGGCGGCTACAATGAGGCGACACTACACGCGCTAGCTCAGCGAATTGCAAAGTTCAAAGAGTACGGGCGGCTGGTGGTGAAGATTGAGAAGAACATGGGCTATGGCGCATTCCGCGCTGTGTTTACGCCCATTCTTCGGCAAGTCTTGCCTGACTGTGGTATTGATGACGACTTGGTTACAGGTCAGAAAGAAACCCGCCTTATCAACACCCTTGAGCCTGTCATTGGCCGAGGCAGCTTGATCGTTACCGAAGATTGCGTTAGGGAAGACTTTGCGACTACCGAACCCTACGGTGCCCAGAACCGTCTAGGCTACAGCCTGTTCTACCAGATTGCTAAGCTAAGCAAGATGCGGAATGCGCTGGTGCATGACGACCGGGTTGACGCAGTAGAGGGCGCAGTGAGGCACTTCAATGAAGAGCTTGCCCTTGACCAGAAGAAGAAGCTGGTTGCACTAGAGGCTAAGGCCCACGCGGAGAAGATCGCTGATCCGCTAGGCTATAATCGCTACGACGCGCCCAAGAAACCGGGTACGTCTATGCTCAAAAGAAACCGTGGCCGCAGGTAATCACTGCCGCTCAACTTAAAGGAATGCACCATGCGTGTAGATACTCTCCCCTCTCCCGGCTTGCTGTCCAACGGCATCCGTCTCCGTATTGAAGCGGCCAAAGCCATCAGTGCTGTTGAAATCAACGCGGGCATTCCCGTTAACGCTGGCAAGTCCAGCACCGCTAAAGGGCTAGACGACTTCTTGACTGCCTGCCGCTCTGCCATTGCGACCTTTATCGAGACTGTGGCCCCTGTGATCGCTGCCCGCAGCGCTACCCCTGCCAACACTTCGCTGATTGTGTTGACCTACGGGGAAGGTTTGGACGCAACGCACGTTCCGCCTCCCTCAGCCTTTGCTGTTACGGGCCAAGTTCGTACTGTAACGAACGTTGCCATTGACGGCCCGTTTGTGTTCCTGCGCCTGAACACCCCTCTGGTTGCTGGCGCTGTCTCGGTGGCCTACACCCAGCCCGGTAGTGTGGACCTGCGCTTGCAGGACATTTCCGGCAACCAGGCCGTATCGTTCACTGCTACGGCTGTGACCAACACCATTGCCTAAGCATGAAAGTCAAGGACGTGTTTAGCTTCGGCGGTTTTCTCAAGGCTAACAACAAGCGGCGAGAAGACGAAGCAATGAATGGTGCTCCTGCCAAGCCCGAGGAAGCCTCTTCGGGCGGCACGATGTCGCAGGCTGACTTCTCTTACGGCCCTGAAGGTATGCGCCGTAAGCCGAAGGCCAAGAAGGACTAAGCGCCATGGCGACTATCAAGCAAAAGGTAGCCGCTTCTGCTCTCGCTCTCAGCCTAGCGGCTGCGGGCGGGATCATTGCCCATGAGGGCTGGGTCAAAGTAGGTTACAAAGACCCCATCGGTGTAGTCACAGCTTGCGCTGGGCACACTGCTACGGCTCAGCTAGGCAAGGTCTACACTGAGGCCGAGTGCCAAGCGCTGTTGCAGCAAGACGTAAAGACCGCAGAAGATGCGGTGAAGCGGCTGGTTAAAGTCCGCATCACTCAAGATCAGTTTGACGCTCTTGTTAGCTTTACGTTTAACGTAGGCTCGGGGAATCTCGCCCGCAGCACGCTGCTCGCTAAGCTGAACGCTGGTGATTGCCGTGGTGCTGCTGACGAGTTCTTGCGGTGGAATAAAGCAGACGGTAAAGTGTTCCGAGGATTAACGATTAGGCGGCAAGATGAAAGAGAGCTCTTCCTCAAAGGCTGCAAAGATGCGCCTACATCCCGTATCCACTTCGGATATGATTCCGCTCCTAATCTCACTCCAAGCCCAGACGCTGACAGGGGACATCCCTTTGGCCCCCAACCTCGGCGACGAGAAGTGGTGGGTGATGAAGTGTGGGTCTGAAGCTGTCGGCTTTATTGCCATGACAAGCTGTAGCAAAGACTTGTGCTACCTCAAGCGGGCTGGTGTACTCAGCACTTATGCAGGCCAAGGCTTGTATCGGCGCATGGTTCGCCATGCCTGTAGGCACTATGCTCAGCTTGGGCACAAGGTCTGCGTTAGTGACTGCACTACTTGGAACGTTGGTTCTGCCCGTGGCTTGCTAGCTGCTGGCTTTAAGCCCTATTGGCCTGTTGGCCCTTGGGCACTGCCTGACTCAATCTACTGGACAAAGGACTTGACATGAATCGCATTGTTATCGCGCTCCTAGTCGCTGCTGGCTTAGCCATTGGCGTGCTAGGCTGGCGCGTGCAAGTGCTCTCTGAGCGGGCGGGCGTGCTTCAGACCGAGCGGGACACCCTCGCGGAGGCCGCTAATCGGGCCGCTGAGCGTGCAAAACGCGACCGCGCTACGCTGGTAGCCAGGGAGCGCAAAAACGCCGTACAGGCCCGCAAATTGGCCCAGGCCCAGCAAGCCCTCTCAGAGGCTTTACAACGCGAAAACGAATGGAGGGATACCGATGTACCACCCGCTGTCCAAAAAGCCCTCAGCGGCC